CTGATATTTCTAACTGCGAACCACCGTAACTGTATAGTATTATCTCACCTGCTCTGAAATCGCCAGGGAATCGGTTGAAAAAATCATCATATTTGGGAGCGCCTTGGTCAGACATTTTATCCTCCTATCAAAGTTTTAAATTCTTGTGTAATCAATTCTAAAAATTCTGGTTTGATTAATTTAATCCTTGCCTTCTTATTTTGTATTCTTAACTCATATTCATAATTAGAAACAGATGTAGCACCTGACACGGTGCTGTTTACCTCTATCATATGTGAGTTGTCAAATGAAGATGTAGCACCAGAAGACTGAGCAACCTCATAATGATGTATTCCATTAGGTGTGTTGTACTTGTCTGCTACATATTTCTCAAAATCTGCTTGAGGTAAAGGCCAATCGTAATATCTATCTTTGACATTATTAAACAATAATATAATCCAATAGTATCGTTGATCGCCATAAAATTGCTCTGATACTGACTCTGGCGTGTCTTCGCCTCCTATGTCATATAGGTCAAATAGAGCAGCCGTTTCTCTTAATCCTTCTTTAATCTGTACACGTCTTAATAGGTTTGTAACTAACTTGTAATCACCTTTGCCTACTGCGTCATAGTAAATTTTAGGAAAGTTCTCAAAATATGATGGCATTATCTAACTGCTCCTTTTGTTTCAGCAGTTGATGGTGCATTTGTTGCTGATAACCTTAACTCGTTGTAACGTTTTCTTTCCATTAGTTCTAGTTCTCTAAAAGTTAATGTTGCGTCTATTGATACAGGATCACCACTAGGGTGTGTGCTAAATTTGTCTGAGCCATAGTCTATATCAACACCTGTACAAGCACACAATCCTATTTGATCTAGGTAAGGATTGATTGCTGTACCTTTCATAAATCTAATTACAAATTCATGTGGCACCTTGTAGGCTGCAATACTGCTACCATCACCGTATCTTTCAGGTAACATAGCGTCTTTGATAGCATGTAATATCTTATTAACCACGTCTGATTCTTCTTTACTACGTGGTGTAAATTTAAATGTAAAACTGAAATTTCTAAAATCTATGCCGTTGAATATCATCTCTTGCATGGCTGCTGGGGCAATACCTGTTCTACGTTGTAATGCAGCTTGTGTACCTGCCATAAGACCACCAGTTGCAAATGAACCTACACCTGATACTGCTTTACCTAGTTGTGCTGTAATTGACCCTAAATCAGATCCGAAAAAACTACCACTTTTAAGAGCGTCTTTTACTTTTGCCATTGCACCTGTTATCATGCCAACCTCTTCAGCACCATAGTCTGCCTGCATATTAAATTTTAATGTTTGTGGCATGTATATTGCAATTGTATTTTTTATATTTCTAGCAGAACCTTTACCTGTAGGTATACCGAACCCTATGTTAGAAGAACCTTCACCAAAAAATCTATTTGCATTGTACACGACCTTGTTTAAATTATCTGCTCTTTTTGTCAAGTTTTGATTGCCTACACTTCTATTTCCACCAGTACCACCTTCTTCAGTAACACGTTCTATAATGTCAAATAATATGTAATGCTCTTGGTCTTCATGGTTTATAGGATACACAAAAAAGTTATTGCTCATTGAGTGTCTTGTTGATGTGTAATCTGCATTACCAGGGTTGTAATTTATAACACCTGCTTTACTTGATATTGTTCTAAATGACGGTATATTACGACCTTGTAAAACAGTACCTTTGTTTTTAAGGCCGTTGATTAGAGTTGTTAGTGCTTTAAATGCTTTCATATTAATATTTATCTATATTAGTTTATGTTAGAATAATCTGTTACGGTACTATCTGCATTTTTAGTACCTATGTTTGTTGAACCATATTCGGTTTTGTTTGTTGTATTAGATGAGTCAACATTGTTGTTAATAATTGTGTTACCTGTTGTGCCTTCACCGATACTTAATTTGTCAATCTTGTCTGCTTTTAGTTCTTCTACTGTATCTAGTTTTGTTTGATCGGTTCTCATACCATGTCTATATTTTTTTCTAGTTTCTAAACTATTATCTATCTCTACTGGTTCTCTATCACCTGCAAGATATTTAGCTGTCTTTTCTTTATCTACAAGACCAAACGTTAAGCCAGATAAGAAACCAGCAAAACCTGCTGAAGCTTTATCTCTAGTTGTTAATTCTCCATCTTCTTTGTCAAGTAATTCGCCTGCATTAGCAACACCAGAGGCAGCGTCAAATGCTCCCATAATGGCTGCAACTGGCCATAATAATCTACCACCTGCTCTAACTGCATTTTTAGCAAACTTGCCTGCAACATTTATTCCTTTTTTCTTGTTGGCAGATACTAAAGTATTTGTTTTCATAGAGGATTTTAATTGATTGCCTGTCATAGTAGAGCCTACTGCACCTACTCTACTGCCTGTAGTTGACCTTACTTTATTGTTAGTTTTTGTACTTTTGTCATTTGCCTGATTAATCATTCCTCTATTATTTTTCTGATTAATTTTATTATTTGGCAACCCAAAAGCGTTTTTAAGAGTACTGCCTAGAGTGGTAAATCTTGCTATCATGCTTGTTCTTAAAGCAGCAAGAGCTGTGCCAATGGCACCACCTGCTAATAAACTTGCAGCGATACCTCCCAATAAGCCACTGCTCTTTTTCTCATTGTTACCTAGTAATTCATTTGTAAGTTTAGACTCTTCGTAAATCTTTTCTAATAGATTTGATGATATCCCAAATTGTTTATCTGATTCTCTTTCTTCTTCTACTCTCTCCTCACCATCACCACCTAGCCCAGGCATAGATAGATCCATACCTAACGACCCAGCAGTTGCTCTTTTTGCTAAATCTTCTTTATCGTCTGGTGACCCTTCCATAGGTTGAGGTGCTGATGTATCACTACCTGATTTGATATCTGCTTTTGCTGATTTTCTACGCAATTGTCTTTTCATCTGTAGGCCACGTGCTTCCGCTCTGTCCTCAGATTCAATTGCTCTTTCTATTTTCTTACCTATTATAGGTACATTTGTAAGACCTATTCGTTTAGCAAGTTTAAGAGGTTTTAGTTCTTTTTTAAAATCTCTAAATGATAATGATAATTTAGTTGCAACACCTAAAATCTTTTTTAACTCAGCGTTAGTCTTACCTACGGTCTCTTTGATGTATATAATTTCCTCATCATTAAGCACGCCTTTATTGTAAAGACCTTCAAATTCTTTTATACTCTTTTCTGTAGTTTGTTGCTGTGTTTTTGCGTCATCATAATCCATACCTTTTAATTGGTCAAGGTCGCTCACGGTATAGTCTATAACAAAGTTAACTATATCCTGTCGTATATTTGCCTTGTCAAGTTTCATCTGATTCGTGTAACCAGCAGAGGTCTCTAATTGTGATTGAAACTCCTGTAATGAATCAGATATAGCAAACTTTGGATCAGACTCTTGTTCTTTTTGTTTTTTAAGAATCGATTTAAAGTTGCCTGCTTGCGCCTTTTTAAAGATTTTAGATTGTGGTGTTGCCATTATTCTTTATTCTTAACCTTTGATGGTTTACCGTTTACATATATTGCGAACCAACCTGCACCAGCCCCAACTACTACTGACACTAACCCTGCCTGTGCGTTGTTAGGATTCTCTAATGCCATAAACCAATTGATTACATCTAAAAATGCCCAAGCATATGCAACCATTAATAGTCTTGGTACTAATCTCCAGTTTGACATCAATTCAGGTATTTCTACCTCTATAAAATGCCATAATGATTTGATTCCGTATTTGAAACCGTTCCACCCTTGTGTGAACATATTTTTTAAAAAGTTCATATTATCTCCCTAGTTTTTGTTTTTCTCTTAACTTCTCGTTTTCTTCTCTTATATGTTGTACTAATAGATCAACATATATTTCCCTCTCCCATGGTAACATTTCTTCAAGGTCACCTAATGAGTATTTATGGTATTGCATTAAAGCAAAGTTTGTCCTATAATAACTCTCTAGGCTCTCATGTAAGAGGGTAACTGAAAAAAATCAGACGCTCCTTGTAATAACATTTCATGCTCTTTACCTGATTTAGGGTTCTTGTATTTTATTGTATGACTTATAATAGGCAACTCCTCAAAAAAGTCTTTTAACTTTTTGAATTGTGGTATAGTCAAATTGTCAACAAACTGCTCAAGTTCTTTTGATTCAAGGTCTGAAGTTTCAAACACTTCATCACCATTGTAAATTTGAGCAATACAATCCCTCATCAAATTAACCGATAAGTCTATGATAGTCTTTTTATTTGCTACCTCTACTATGGTCGGCACTCTCATTATTACACCATAATCTTTAGAAAAAGGTACATGTGTATTAATCTTCTTACTAAAGTCTGGTTTTACACTTTCAATATTAAACTCATAATCTACAACCTGTGTTTCATCATCTGGACATTTTAGTTTCAATTGTACAGTTTCACCTATTGATTTTGATCTTATGTTTAACCATAGCCATTCAAAATCGTAAACTGGTAATTTTGTTACATCAATACCATCTGTCAATACACAAGTTTGAACAGTTTTGATAAGTGTATTAATCATATCCTGTTCTTCGTTGTTTTCTACAGACATCAACAAAATCTTTTCTTCTTTTACTAAAAATGGTCTGTACTTTACCTTCACACCGTTTGACAAAATCAAATCATGCTCAGGCGTCTTCATAAAATTAAGCATTATTTACTCCTTTTAATATAATATATCACGTATGATTTTAGGGTCTGGTAGACCTTTCGGGAACACACGCCCTCCCGTTACTCGCCCAATGGGCAAATTTCTTCTTAACTTCTCATAGACTTGTCTACCTGCTCTACCTATCTCGTTACCTATACCGAATGGTAAGTTATCTAAAAAATTAGCCTGTAGTGCTGTAGTATTTGTTCTATATTCGTATCTATTTTTCTTATATCTTCTATTCTCTACATCCATACCTTGTCTTAAATAGTTCCATGCTGATGTAGCATAATTTCTGTATGTAAATGTAACACTCGTTTTTACTACTTGATTTTGAGAGTCATATGCCAATGGTGTAGAAGCAATAGTTTTAGGCCATACTTCGTACATTTGTACCTGAAATGATGTGAAACCAGATGAGTCACCTAAACTTTTACGTATTGTTTCCCTATCTTTTACTGCGTCACCTGATGGTTCAAAGTTAGAAAGGGCTGCCGTAAATGATTTGTGTAAAGGTGTAATTGTTATCATACATGGATAAGCATAATCATCATAGTAACCTACATTGTGAGTTATAGGGTCTATAATAGAGTTTTGCCATGCCTCAAAATATAATCGTTCATCATAATTAACACTTGTATAAAATTCTAGTGTGACCTCTTCAAAGCTAACGTTCTTTGCTATTGATCTTTTAGGGCCGTAGTATGTTTCGTTTACATCATCTGTAATTGTTTTACCTGGTAGTGATACGTTAGAGCAGAATAAATCCATTCTGAGCTGCAAATTATCTTTTATTGCGCCTGCTAATCTACCACTTTTGTTCATTCTCGCTGCTGCTTTTTTACCACCTGTTGGGTCAGCATAAACATAATCACGTGGCAATCTTTTACTTTGTGGTCCGTCAATCGTACATAAAAATTGTGTAGGTCTAGCCAACCCGCCTGCTTGTGTTAGACCTGATCTAAATTGATTGAATACAGAATTGTAATTAGATGATACGTTATTATATGAGAATCTTCTATTTGTTTCTGTTGTACTAAATTGTGGCTTACTAGGTGGTATACCTAATCGTATATCCATGTCACCTATTCTTTTACCTATACTAATTAATGACATTAAATAAATCTCCTACTATCTGCATAAACTTTACCTTCAGACGCCTTTTTAAATCTTTGTACAGGTAGATAAATTGCTGTTGCAGCCTCGTCAGCATTTATTCTTAAAAAACCTGTCTGTACATATGAGTACAAATATTTCTTTATTGTTGGTTTTACTATTTTTACATTTTTTACATCATCATAGGCAACTTCAAATCTTGTATTCTTATCAAATCTCCTATCAGACGCTGTTGCCTGCATACGTTCTAATAATCTAAATCTTAATAGAGGTGGTAAATAGTGAAAGTTCATACCCATAAACCCACCTGATATTGGTTCTAATGGCAACACTAATGGGAACACATCATAATAAGGTAGTGTTTTTCTTAATTTAGGGTTGTACCCAAATAAGTTCAATCTACCTACGCTAGGACGACCATTTAGTTTGTTTTGTCTAAACAGTTGTCTAGCAGTTGTACCACTAGCTATCTTGTTTACTTGCGTTCTATACCAAGTAGCAGATTTCTGTACATCTCCTGCTCTATTTTTGATTGTATCAAATACACTTGCCATACTACTATTTATGTTGATAATAAATAGATTCTATGAAGAAGTTGAAGAATCCAGATAAACGCCCTTATTCAGGTATATACAAACCACTCAACCCACAGAAATACAAAGGCAATGTAAACAATGTTATTTATAGGTCTAGTTGGGAGAAACGTTTTATGATTTACTGTGATAAAACTAGGGCTGTTACGGAATGGGGTAGTGAGGAGATAGCAATTTCTTATCGTTCAATTGATAATAGACCACATAGATACTATCCTGATTTCTATATGAAAGTTAGACAATCAAACGGCACATTTAAGAAGTTTATTATTGAGATCAAACCTAAAGCACAAACACGCAAACCTAAAAAACCTTTACGTGAAACTCGTACTTACAAAAATGCGTTATTGACTTATGAAAGAAATAGAAGAAAATGGTCTACGGCCTACGCATGGTGTCATAAACGTAATATGAAGTTTCTTATACTTACCGAAGATCATTTGAAAACATTTTAGTAGGGTGGCCCGAAGGCCACCCCTATTTGAGAAAGTGAGAGAGATAGATTATGAATCGTCCTCAGCTAATTTACTAAAGTACGATAGGTCATCGCTATCGTTGGACGATTCAACTTTCTCTACCGAGTTGTTAGAAGACGTTGGTATGTCGTTACTGACAGGTGGGAGGTCAATATCTTCTACAGACTCGGTACTTCTTTGTCCAGTAAGGGTCTTATTCAGTTTCTCTTTGAGTTCGTCATAAGACTTGAAGTTACTTGGATCAACGAAGGCTTTGAGAGCGTATTGAGATTGCCATATCTTGTTAATCTCATCATCAGTATCCTTTAATTTACTGACTGGCTCAAATTCTGATTTATCATAATTCCAGTAGCCATCTACCTTTCTGATTTTTAGTTTAAAGTTTGCACCTTCCCAAAAATCAAATGGGTTAACAGCCTTTTCATCTTCAAATGCTGGGTTCATTGCTTCAGTAATCTTATCAAAGATTTTCTTACCGAATTTAAACAAGAACACTTTGCCTTCATTCTCTGGATGTTTAGGATCAGATACTACAAAGATATTAGAATAGTAAGATAACTTTCTTTTTCTCTTTCTAGCAATTTCTTTATCGGCTTCTATGCCTGTATTCCACAACCTTGTGTTTTCTTCACTAACAGGATCCTTTTTGTTTAGTGTAGTTAAAGAGTTTTCAATATACCATTGACCACCTGGTCCTTGAAACGCATGATTCCAGACTCTTTGCCAAGGC